GTTCAAGGTAATGGTTTGTGATTTGTTGTTGCGTGTCAAAGAGAAGGCCAAGGTTGTCACCGATGTCTTTGATGAGTTTGAGTTCAAGTTCTTCGTAAGACTGTTGTTGTTTGCTGGCTTTGGCTTTCGCTTTCGCCACAGGCTTTGGCGCTTCGGCGGCTGGTTTACTAACAAATAGACCAATGAACCAATCAAAAATTCCTTTGATTGCCTTGACATCTCCAATGACTTGCTCTGCCGTCTTCTTTGCGCCCTCAAGTTCCATGCGACCTTCATGCAGGAGAGCGCACCCCTGCTTGATAAAACCAACGGCGGTTTGGGCTGCCAAGAGAAGAGTAAAAGGGTCCACACTTTAGTAACCCCACCATATAAAAACTATGCCCTGATAACCAGCGCCGGAATATTGCGCACCATTTTGCTGACCCCCAACATCAGACTGGCAGGTACCGCCACCACCGCCGCCGCCACCCCAAGCGATACCGGTTTGCGCTGGGCCACCATACGGCCCATCAGCACCGTTTGCAGTATAACTTTGATAAATGACTGTTGCTGCGCCTACAGTAGGTATTACTGAGTATCCATTTCCTCCGTAACCACCGTCTTGTGTGCTATCTACAGCTGTACCACCACCAGCTGGAGATGCTAAATAACCAGAACCGCCAGTACCGCCAGCACTTCCACCAGAAGCATTAGGAGAAACTAAACCTCCACTACCACCAGTACAGGAATAAGTAGTGCCGTTTATAGTCACAGAAGTTGTTCCACCTGTTCCACCATTACTACCGCTGGAATAAATACCATCACGCGATGTGCCCGCGCCACCACCGCCGCCAACAGAGTACGTAATAGTCTGACCGGGTGTTACAGCAACAGTTGCGTAACCGTTTCCCCCCGACCCGCCACCGCCACCGCCAGTAAAATATCCAGAATAAGATGAACGACCAGAACCGCCACCGCCGCCGCCACCACCACCAACAAACAATATTTTAACGCTTGTGCCAGAAGTTACGGGAAGCGTGTAAGAAGACCCACTGCTCAAAATACCGCTGTTACCCGGTATAACATAGGGTTTTCCCTCCGTCATTAACAGTTGAACCATTGACATATTAGGTCATTCCTACGCCAGTAATTACGGCTGATGATGCAGACAAAAATAATACGGTAGCAATACCGTACAGCGCTAAAGTTCGATTACCCGTTGTAGATGTAGACTGTCCCGCCCACTGTAGGGTCAAACTACTACCTTGCGTAATCGTTATAGACGACCCTGAATTGTTATAAATTGTTACTACGTTACCTACTGAAAATACGCTGGTTGGAACTGTTACTCCACTGTTGGTAACGATGCATTGACCATTGTCTGTTGCTACTAGTGTGTAAGGCGCAGATTTTGTTTGCTGTACGATGTTACGAACATTACCTACAGAGTCATTTGCTGTAGAACCAGTTATTGCGCCTGTAGCAGTTATTGTGCTAGAAGCCGCCACAGTAGTGAACGAACCTGCTGCTGCCGCAGTCCCACCAATAGCAGGAGGGGAGGCTAGATATGCATTAATGCCTGCACCAGAAACTGCGCCAGTTAACACAGATGCACCAGTCAGGGTAGTTGTGCCCGTTACGCCCAAAGTTCCTGTTACCGAAGCAGAGCCTGCGGTGAGGGTAGCCATATAGTTGGTGGCATTGACTATATCTGTGCCGTTAGATACAAGAAGTATTTTTGCTGCGGCTGGAACTGATACACCTGTTTGACCAGATACTTTGACCGTAACCTGCCCGCTGGAAGTGTTGTTATAGATGAAGTACAGTTTCTTATTGGCTGGCACTATTAAGTTAGTGCTCGCTCCGCCCGTTCCAGTTAACTCTAAGAACATATTCCGCGCAACGCCAGTCGCACCGTTGGGTATGGTGATGGTTGTGTCGGTTCCCGTGGCGACGGCTTGGGTTACATAGCCAGAGATAGCCTGCTCAATCAGCGTGCCAAGGTTGGTATTTGTGGTTGAACCCCAGTTACCCGCTTGGTCACCCGCGCCCATCAGTTCGATGGCTAGGTTGGTTGAATATGTACTTGACATAGTTTAGACGTCTGTTGCACCAGCGTAGTCTGTGTAAGTCTTAAGAACACCGTAGATCGCGGGGATCAGATCACCCTTGAGGTCTTCCACACCAATGTAGTGTGCGTTCTCTTTGATGGTCTGCATGTTGCCGTGGCGGGCATCTTCAGACGCATGGATAGCCACTTGCACTTGGATTTGGTCTTTTGTACCAAAGAAGTTGGTGATACGGGCGTAAGCCGTGGTTGTGGTTTCCCCAGTTGTTGGGTTTACTGCCGAGATTTTTAAAGCCATGATATGCTCCTGTTAAAAAATTAATACGTCATTTCCGTAGTACTGATTTGCGCCACGGTCCTGATTGTGGTAGATGCCTGTCCCGTAAATGTAACCGATAACCCGCCATTTGTGGTATCTGCGGACAGGGTGATTGCCCATGTAGCAGCACCTACATCAGCATATGAAGACATTACTGTAGGCGTTCCAACAAGGGCGGTAGAGGCAGCATTTGCACCCCGTTTAATTACACCCTCGATGTACCAGCCTTTAGTATTTCCACCACCCGTTACCCCAGATATGATCTCTCCACGGAAATAGTAGGCTGAGTTATTTGGGAGGATTACTTGGTTGTTTGTACTAGCACTACCACCGCTACTTCTTAAAATTGTTGCAGTTGCATCAGTTGTTTGTGTTCCAAGTATTAACAAACTAGATTGTGAAGCACCTAATGTATAAGATAACGCACCCGCAAGGTTTGAACCAAATATACAATTTCCTTGAATTGCTCTTGTAGTTGCATATTGACCAACTAATACAGAATCATATCCACCAGTTGCTCTATTACTTTGACCGCCTAATACACTTGAATATGCGTTCGTTGCTTGTGCGCCTGTACCGCCAACTACAACAGCACCAATTCCAGACGCTGTGTTTCCATTATTAATGTTGTCACCAGTAGTGCCACCACCACCAATGAAAGAAGCTAATCCGCTTGCGATATTGTTTCTTCCACCCGCAACAACAGACCAATCACCAGACGCTACGTTACCGTTAGCACTAGTACCAGCGTCCCCTCCACCTCCTACAAAACTGTATGAGCCTGTTGCTTGGTTATTACCGCCAGCAACTACTGCCCCGTGTGGAGTGTAGAAAAACAAAGTGTTTGTAGATGAACCTGAAGCGGCTTGGGACAAAGTTAAAGATGTACCGCTTACCGCCGCAACATAGGTGTAGTTGGCAATAGAAGTACCAGTAACTAATTGACCAACTTTAATGGAAGCATTGGAGCCTGACAGCGTTACTGCTGTTGTGGCATTCATTGTGCCTGACTGAGTTGTTACCGTTGAACCAGATGTGCCAGAATTTGTCCAACCGCCACCAATAAAGTTGAAATATCCTGCGGCTGTATTTGAACCACCGTTTACCACAGCAGAATCTAATCCACTTGCAATATTAGTTTCACCGCCTCCAACAAAAGCATCTATTCCGTTTGCCGAATTACCATATCCACCGACAACACTGCTCCATCCAGCATTTGCTTGATTGGAATAACCGCCACCAATAAAACTACTTGTAGCACTTGCAACCCTGTTTGCCGCACTTCTAACAGTCTGCCAGTCCACCGCATTAGTACCACGGGCATTACCACCCGTAGCAGAAGAAGTAGTAGCCTGCGCTTGAAGTGCGCCTGTTCCTGCTGGCTGGACATATAGAGAACCGTCTGATTGGAGACCTAATTGCCCCGCGCCTGAAAAAGAAAGAGAAGGCGTACCGTAAACTGCAGTTGCACTTGTAGCCACGTAAGGATTTGCAGATGTACCAACTTCATATTGAGGAGCTGCTATGTATACAGTTTGCCCCGTTCCCGTAAATACCCAACTTGTGCCATCTTCTGACATAAATAATGCTATACCAGACGCTGATGAAACAGATAAAGTAATAGCCAGTCTCCACCATCCATTTCCAATATTTGTAGATGCTGTGGATATAGGTGCGCCATTCCAGTTAGCCGTTACAGCACCTGTTGTCAAATTAAAAATTGATCCAACTGTTGTGGAAGCATTTGCCAAACCAATATAGTTAGATGTTCCTGCTTTAGCGTATACACTTAATGTGTATGTTGAACCCACATTAGATGGTATTTGCCTAATTGAATGGCTAACACTAGGTGTTGTAGTATCTGTTAATAATGCCGCTGTCGTTCCGTTAAATGGATCGGTTTGACCGCCAGTTACAGTTAAGTTTCCAACAGTCCAAGCAGCATTAGTTAGAGAAGATGAATATAAATAAAGGTTGTTACCACTACCCTTAACAATAGCATTCCCACCAACAGAGAAGTTGCCAGTACTAGGCGTTGCCGTATCTGTAATGTCGTTGAAATTGATTGTCATATTAGTAGGTCACTTCGCAAGTATTTATGGTTGCTACCCAACGTATCGTAGTTGATGCCTGTCCAGTTACTGTTACCGCCAATCCACCGTTTGAGGTATCAGCAGTCAATGTGAACGCCCATGTAGATGCACCAGAGTCATAGCCTATGTTGTCTATCCTTGGTGTACCGACTAGAGCAGTAGCTGCTGCATTAGCCCCGCGCTTGATACAGCCTCTGAATTCCCAACTAGATGTATTACCACCACCCGTTACGTTGGCAATCATTGTTCCTGTAAAAGTGTAAGCAGAGTTGTTGGGAAGAATGACTTGGTTTGTTCCGCTTGCGGCAGAACTATTTGAACGCAATACTGTTGCAGTTGCGTCTGTGGTTTGAGTTCCAAGAACTAATAGTGCGGCTTGAGAATTTCCAGCCACATAAGTTCCAAAAGGTGTTTCACTAGCGGCAGTTACAGTATTTCCAACAATTCCTCTAGTAGTTGAATAACTACCACCATAAACTGAAGAAGAAGAACCACTTGCAGTATTTGTTACTGCACCATGAACAAACGAATAGTTATTACTCGCTATATTGGTTCTTCCTCCAACAATTGAAGAACATACGCCACTTGCTGTATTTCCATATATATTTCCATCAAAACCGCCACCACCAATAAATGACGCTAGTCCAGAGGCTACATTCTTAATACCACCACCAACAACAGCATAGTCATTAGAGGCGGTATTCCTATTACCAGCAGTACCAGCATCACCACCTCCTCCTATAAAGGAGTAAGAGCCAGTAGCCTGATTGTTACCACCACCAACTACTATTCCGTGGGGCGTGTAGAAGGAAAGAGTAGAGGTTGAAGAGCCACTAGCGTTTTTGCTTAGTGTGAGGGATGTTCCAGATATAGCGGCAACATAAGTGTCACCAGCGATGGAAGTGCCTGTGATGTATTGACCGACTTTGATACTAGCGTTAGAGCCTGACAATGTAACAGCAGTAGTGCCGTTCATTGTTCCGCTTTGGGTAGTTACAGCAGAACTAGAAGTGCCTGAGTTTGTAAAACCACCACCAATTAAGTTATAGTAACCATTTGAAGCATTAGATTGACCTCCCCCAATATAAGCGTAATATCCACCAGCAGTATTAATGTAACCGCTACCGACACCCGCAATATAACCGCTTGCAGTATTACCAACACCGCCTGAAACATTTGAATATTGAGCAGTAGCCAAATTTGCCGCACCGCCAGATATTGTTGATGCCAAACCAGATGCCACATTTGATGCGGCATTTCTAGTAGTCTGTAAATCAACAGCGTTTGCGCCACGGGCATTACCCCCAGATGTAGCACTGTTAGTTATATTTGCCTGTAACGCCCCAGTACCTGCTGGCTGAACGTATAGAGAGCCATCTGACTGTAGCCCGATACCTGCTACGCCTGATAAGGTTAACTGCGGTGTGCCGTAGATAATAGAAGATGTGGTAGGAACATATGTATTTGTAATTGGTCCCGCTTCTAATTGAGCGCCCCAAAGGTAAATTGTTGTTCCAGCTGTAACTGTTGTTGTGTTATCTGCTCCAGAAATACCATAGTCCACAAAAGCATATGTATTTGTAGAAACTCCTGTTGCTGAACAACGATACCATCCATTACCGACGTTTGTAATTGTTGAAGTTACACCAGCATTAACAGATCCAACCGTACCAGTACTTAAATTAAACCAAGCATACGAACTAGTACCAATAAAAGTTAAACTAATCCAACCGTAGTTGGCAGTGCCAGCTTTAAAATAAATAGAAGCTGTAAATGTTTCGCCTGATATAGCAAAATAAGGAGAATTCAAACCTCTTCTAGCGGCAGATTGCGTTCCTGATGCAGTAAGAGTAGATGCCGTACTTGTACCATCAGGAGCAGTTGTTGAGTTTCCTGTTAATGTTGCACTTGACAATGTTGCCCAGTTTGAACCATTTATAGCCTGAGAGTAAATAACAAAGTTCTGTCCCGTTCCCAGCAGGTTCACACCACCAGTACCCTGTGGCACTAGGTTCAAAGACGCATTGGCATTTACAGTGTCAGAAACACTTAGCGTGTTGGTGTATTGATCGTATTTAATAGACATTAGAAAGTTACCTCGGTTGTCTCCAGCTTGGCAACCCACCTTATCGTAGTTGATGCCACGCCAGTCACAGTCACTGCTAGACCGCCATTAGATGTATCTGCTGTCAATGCTACTACCCATGTTGTAGATGCGCCAGTACCGTTAGCCACCGCCACTCTGTTTAGCATAGGTGTACCGATCAGCACCGTAGAGGCAGCGTTAGCACCACGCATAATCGCACCTTCAAAACTCCATGCCGCGCCGTCAGCAGCACCTGTTACGTTTGCAATGATAGAGCCTTTAAAGTAATAAGCAGAGTTGTTGGGTAGGATTAATTGGTTATTTGTACCTGCCGTTCCCCCATCGGTTGCAAGGACTGTTGCAGTTGCATCTGTTGTTTGTCTAGCAAGAATTAAAAGTCTTGATTGAGATACACCAGAAGTTGTTGAAATTGGGGCATAACCACTTGGAAATACAATTGAACCATTTATGCCTCTTGTAGTTCCATAAGTGCCACCAACAACAACAGAATAATCTCCATTTGCTAAATTTACATAACCACCAGAAATAACAGAGCGTGAACCAGTTGCCTGATTTCCAGTACCAGAGCCAACAAATGATTCTGTTTGTGATGCAGAGTTATTACTTCCACCAACTATTACGCATTGAGGGCCAGTTGCTTGGTTTTTAAATCCACCACCAACAACAGACCAATCCCCACTAGCCACATTCCTGTTAGCCGCAGTACCAGCATCTCCACCACCACCGATAAAAGAATAAGAACCCGTGGCTTGGTTGTTTCCTCCTCCTACTACTACTCCGTGAGGAGTGTAGAAGTTAAGTGTATTTGTTGATGAACCTGATGCGTTTTGAGAAAGGGTTAGGGAAGTACCTGATATGGCGGCTACATAAGTGTGTGGGAAATTGCTTATGCTTGTACCTGTTATTAGTTGACCAACTTTAATTGATGCATTACTACCAGACAAAGTAACAGCAGTTGTGCCGTTCATTGTTCCTGATTGTGTAGTTACTGCTGAAGATGAAGTCCCACTATTGGTATATCCAGTACCTACAAAATTGTAAAAACCTGCAGAAGTATTGCTATATCCAGAAACAACAGCCGAATTATTTCCGCTAGTCGTATTTAAATATCCACCACCTCCAAATGCATATGTACCAGAAACTGTGGCAGAAGTACCGCCAGATAAAACAGCAGAATATCCACTAACTGTGTTTGATTCTCCACCAGCAATAACAGAACAAAAGTTAGATGATGTATTTCTATAACCACCACCTATAACAGCATATTGTCCATTGGCTACTTGAGAAGCCGCATTACGGCTAGTCTGCCAATCAACAGCATTAGCACCCCTAGCATTACCACCAGTAGCAGTAGATGTAGTGGCTTGTGCTTGTAGCGCACCAGATGGATATGATGGGCTTACCGCTAAGTTTCCATACTGGTCTAAATTCAGCACTTTGTTGCCAGCAAGTTGTAAGTTGGGTGCGTTAAATACTGTGCTTGATGTTGTTATTACTGGTACGCCAACACTATTTGCGGCTTCTAGTTGTGCGCCATAAAGATAAATTCCTGATGTTCCTGTTCCAGCAAATGAAACAGAACCAGCACTGGCAATCTTAAAGTTTGATATAACATTTGCACCACCTGCGCCCTTGCTTGCAGACAAAGAACAACGATACCATCCATTGCCAACAGAAGTAATTACAGCAGTCCCGTTTGTCCAAGAACCACCAGCACTAACTGCTCCCGCAGATACTGTACTTAAATTAAATGTGCAAAGTACATCACCAGTAGATGTATCTGACATATCAAGTTGAATCTGACTATATTCAGCAGATTTTGCATAAATAGAAGATGTTACATATTCTTGCGCTAAAACATAATCTGTTTGATTTATTGAATGATTGCCATTGGTGGTGTTATCAGTAAGTTTGAACGCATTAGAACCACCTAAAGGGTCTGTTGTAGCACCAGTTGTAGCAACAGTAGCATTAGTTAAACTCCAGACACCATTAGTAAATGTATTTGAATATGTAAGAAAGTTTTGACCAGTACCAGTAATATTTTCTGTTTGTGCTGTTAGAGTAGTAAATGTTCCTGTCGATGGGGTTGTGCCACCAATAGCAGGTGGGTATGCAAGCGTATCTGTACTGACTGCCTTCTCCGCTGGGTAATCTACCCAGACATTGACTGTGCCAGAGAAAGTTACCGCCGAGCCAGAGTTGCTCGATGACAGGATGGTTGTGCGGGTTAGTGTCGGGCCTGTGGTGGAGTAAGTTCCTACTCCGACTTCCCAACTACCAGATGTGTCCGTAGCAGTGTAGTAAGTTGTATTCGTATCCCCAATAACAGCGAAAGACTGATAGCCCGTGACAGAGCCAGTCAGGGTAAAACTCACCGTCGTGTTAGCGGTGCCTGTCTGTTGTACGCGGTTGTATAAGGCTAGAGCCATTATTTACCTTGTTTTAAGTTCCGCAATCTCAGCGGCTTGTGCGTCAACGATTGACTTTAGTTCTTGCAAGGCGTTAACCAAAACAGCAATCATTGATTGGTCGTTAAAACGCAGTTTTTCCAAATCTTCTGCATCAACAATGACTGGGGCATCCCCTTCCAAAGCAAGAACGTCTTGGGCTTTAAAGCCGTAGCGAACTGGGCCATGACCACTAACAGTTTCACGGTTTATTTTATAGCGATAAGCCGTGGGTTTTAATTTGCTAACAAAATCTAAACCGTGCGGTACTGGTGCAAAATCAGTTTTGTCACGGGCATCAGAAACAACAGTCCAAGCAACTTGAATATAGGCGTTGGTTACGCCTGTAGAACCCATGCAAAAACGGTCACTTTGAGTTGTTGGGTCAAATACTGGGGCATAAGTGCCCGCAGAATTAATTGGGTTTATTGCTGTGTTGGCGATGCCTGAGGTGTTATTGAGAAGTGCGAAATATCCAACAGCTGTGTTGTTGCCGCCCGTGTTGTTAAGTTTAAGTGCAGCTTCACCAATCGCTGTGTTGTTGCTCCCTGTATTAGTGTAAAGCGTTTGCCAACCAATCGCTATGTTGGAGCTGCCAACTAGATTGTTGTAAAGTGCTTCCTGCCCAAAGGCCGCGTTGTAAGCGCCCGAAGTGTTTTTGTAAAGTGCAGATAATCCAACAGCTGTGTTGCTGCTGCCTGTGTTAGCAAAAAGTGCGTATGTCCCAACAGCTGTGTTGTTGCCGCCCGTGACATTACTGTATAAAGCGTTTCGCCCAATTGCTGTGTTGCTGGCGCCTGTTGTATTTGAAATCAAAGCACTATTACCCACAACCGTATTGCTACTTTGTCCGCCAGCACCACGGCCTATAGTTACGTCATACACAGTCAAACTTGAGTCAGTAGTACTCCAAATTAAACGAGTCGAACCACCAAACGCACCACTGTTATTAAATTGAACCTGCGTGTTTGATCCGCCTGCTGCTGACGCTGAGGATGCTGAAGTTAACTGAAACCGCGTTCCATCATAAACAAGTACAACAATTGCATTTGCTACTAAATCTCCAGCAACCAAAGCAGTAGTGCCAAGCTTTGTTATGTTTTTATTACCAAGACTATTGACGTCTATAACACAGGAAGTAGTATTTGTAATACTTATTTTGACTATTAGAGTTAATCCTGTTATATAAGATGTTGGGGCAACGCCTGCGGCAAAGGTCACAACTAATTGGTTAGCCGTCCCGCTAGCAACTAAATAATTGGCGTAGTTACTTGGGTCGTTTAAAAACGTAGTTATCTGGGTATAGTTGGAATCCAACTGAGAAAGCGGTAGACTGCCCGAAGCTGCGGCAAAGGTGTATGTTGGAGTTATGGAAGTAGTAGCCATGTTAATTAACTCTGTGTGTCAATGATTGACCAAGAAGCAGCCTCCGAATCATCAATTGTAGTCCAAGAAGACGTTTGCGCGTTGTTTATCGCCGTCCATGCGGCTGTTTGAGGGTCGTTAATTGTTGTCCAACCAGCCGTTTCTGAATTGTCTATAGCCGCCCAGTTTGCTGTTTGGCTATCATCGATTAGTTTCCAGTATACGGCAACCAAAGTTCCCGTCAAGCCCGAAGCAGCCACTCCAGACAAGGTAACACTGACATTTTTTGTTACAGTACCAACCGCGCCTGTTGCTCTATTCCCAGTTAAAACTTGTGTGGCTACAACGCTACCAATATCGCCCTTCGCGGGGGCTCCTGTTATGGCAACTCTAGATGAGGCTGCTATTGAGCTTACTAAACCAAAAGCATTGGCGCTAGTAAGCACAACATTGACGGATTTAATAACAGAACTAACGGAGCCAGATGCTACCGTGGTATTTCCAATCGTTGTCCAGTTGACTGTTTGACTGCTGTTATTTGTCCAGCCAATTCCTTGACCGCTGTTATTTACCCAAGTAACAACATTGTTATTAAGTTGAACGGTAATATTTGCTTGAGTGCTTCCTACCGCACCAGAAGCCCCTACGCCAGAGATGCCAACTGCTATATCAGCAGTTACTGTTCCTACTGAACTTGCTGCCTCTACCCCAGATAAAACGGAACCTTGGATTAACGTGCCTACTGCACCAGAAGCCTCTACACCGGACAGCGCTACCGATATATTTGGGGTTACCGTGCCTACAAAACCAGCTGCTTGGTCGCCCGTCTCATCCTGAGAACCTGTAGCAGTTAACGTGCCTACCGCGCCAGACGATGCTACGCCTGTAAGTGCAACAGTAACATCCGTGCCTATAGCGGCAAACGGAGCGGAGGCAAACGGGGAGAGACCAAACATGGTTTAAACGGCGTCTAGCCGCCCTCCTCTTATGTTGTAGAAATACGCAGTAAAGCTGTCGTTGTAGTATTAGATGGCATTGTCAACGTAAAGTTACCAGCCGTAATTGTCTGGGAACCAAAAGTAAACACCGCTACCGCAGCATTACTTTGCGTTGAGTTGTACATCAACATCGCATTAAAAGCTGTAGACAAAGTCACCGTAGAATAAACAATACTTGCCGAAGGAGTCCAGTACCCAACACCTGCTGTGACGGAAGAGTTGGTGGCAGTAGGCGCAGTAGCATTGGTTACTGTTAATCCGCCAGCAGTGTAGTTTGTTCCCGTTACCTCGTTAGTAGAAGAGTAGGCTGTAGTAGAGGCATCAATCGTAGCAGAGGCTAAATACAAAGCTGCTTTAAAAGTGTCAGCGGTTGTGGCTGCGCGGATAGGAGCAACACCAAAGTTATGGGTTCCAGTCATTAACTGGCCCAAAAAAGAAGTACACATGCTTTGAGTATTTGCCATATCTGTTCCTTTATCCTAAAGAGGAGGTTTCTGCACCCACAAAACTGGGCACTTTTTTCAGAGTCACATGAGCGGAACGGTGGACAAGTTCTTCGCCTTTCCAGTACTCAACCCAAGTGGTCAGTTCGTTGTCATCTTCAAACGTGCCTTCCCGCTTCTCAAGCAAAGAGTCGTCCATCTCACCATACGTTGTAGTTACAAGCATTACGAAATCCTTATGATGGCTGAAGTGTTAGTTACTGCTGGGAATTGTACGGTAAATGTATTGGTAGATGTCTTGTCATTACCAAAGTCCAACACACAAATAGCACCGTTGTCACCTGCTTTGTAAATCAATGCGCCCCTTGCGGTAAATGAACCAGTCCATGAGGCGTTTGTAAATGAAATGTAGGATGTTGCCGCGCCAGTCTGGTTGCCGATTGTGGGAATCTGCGCGATTGTCAAAGCCTGACCGCCAGCCGTGTAACCAGAAGCTGTTACTTCGCCCGTGGCTGTGTATGCCGTTGTGGTTGCATCTAGCGTGGCTAAGTTGGTGTACAAGGCCATATAGAACGTGCCAGACGTAAAGTTAAACGTGCCATTCATTAGCCCCGTTTTAAATGTATTGCATGTCCAATTACCTGTAAAAGCCATTATCTAATCCCAGTGTTCTGTGGCAAAGGCGCTTCACGGTACTGACCACTGCGGTACGCATCGCTACGCTCCAGACCATCTCCAAGACGTTTAGCCAAGGCAAGTGCTTCCTTGTACTTGGTGTCGTATAAGGTGATGATGTCTTGCTCACCCTTCATGTAGGTGTAAGCTTCGACCAAAGAACCGTACAGTAGCACAGTATCAAAGTTGTCACCAAGCCATGTAGTCGTAGCTGTAGTGATTGATTCTGGGTAGTAATAGTAATGCAGTTCTACGCTGTAGACCGCATCTGGAGTTGGGCCAAGAATAAACGATAGCTCAGTGCTAATCGTTGAGGATGCAACAGTTGGACCAAACAAAGCATAGTACTTAGGAGTACCTGTATCCGTAGGAATTGGGTATGCCTCACGGATAAAGTTAACGTCTTTGTTCAGCAAATATGTATACGATCCCGTGGCATCAATTACAGCCAATGAATAAGAGGCTAAAAAATCTAGCGGGCAAGATAGGTATTTATTTGTGGAAGTGACCGTGCCTGTTACATTTTTACGCAACGAAGGAAACTGAACAGAGTTGTATATACGCTGTTCAGCTTGCTCAATAAAGCGGTTCAACTGGGTCGTTGAAGACACAACAGTGCCATCTGCCAAAGTGGTAGACGGGAACGTATTCTCGGTATACGTTTGTATGCTGGTAATCAACTCGCTGTATGTCATGCCATCGGTCCGCGTGACATCACGCCTTTAGTAGCGCAACCAGTGCCGCGAATCTTTATGCCGTCGGTTTTGATGGCTTCATCACCAGCAGACTTGCTGAACTGACCGAGGCTAACGTCAGCGTTCTCTAATCTGCTTTTATTAGGAGGAAAGCCCGGATTAGTGCCAAACTCAGTAGGAGCTTGAGTCATTTTTTTACCAGACATATTGTGTGGCTGGGCATAGACGCTGGCTGGGCCAACTTCTTTACCGCCTTTTTTCATGCTAAATGTAGCCATTACTTGCTCCCTTGGTTTGCAACGCGGGCTAAGTTACGTCCCATAGACTTCATCATGTCCGTAGTTACGCCACCTTTTTTGAGTTTTAATTTAGTGTGCATTCCGGGATGCTCTTGTTTGTCATGCTGCTTGAAAGCCTTTTTAATAAGGGCTTTGTCTTGAGCCATATCAGATTTTTTAGATTCCATTTTTGCCATGTTCAACTCCTAAGTTGTTGCTATCGTAACTGTACCAATTTGCACCAATAAAGCCAAGTTATTTGGCGTCAAAACTGCATCAAAACTGCTTGATCCGCCGACAGGATTCCAGCCCCATTGGAAGATTCTGCTACCACCCTCTACAGTACCAAGACCGGTTGGACCAGTACCACCAGCATCATTAGTTTGTAATCCGCTGGTGCCAGAGGTTACATAACTCAAATCTGGACGTGGCTCCCGCAAAGCCTGCGCATCTTCTACTGGGTACATACCCAATTGCAACTGGGGTTGATCTGGCTCCCAACACTCAGGACATACCTTGATGTTTACCTGCTTTGTCTTGATTACCAGTTTTCTTAACTGCTTGAGCATGTACCGCTGACCACAGCGATCACACTCCGCAATTGCCCATTTGCCTGACGCAAACTTATTAGGCATACATCATGTTCCTTGGAACATAACGATCAGCCGCTTTATCTCTATCTTCCGTAGACGCCAATGCCCATTGCTCTTCGTACTCAGACTTCAGCCCAATAGCACGCTCCAAAGCTCCGGGTATTTTTTGAGAAAGATAGAAAGCCAATCCTGCAACCATGCAAGGAATAAATCTAAATGGGATATCTTGGACATTTACACCGCCACCAGCGTCTTGAACTCTACGCAATCTCCAATACACAAATGTATATTGGCTACCGGGATCTGCTGGAGTTGGCCACACATTAATGCATGGCAACCAATTAGCATAAATTGATGCGCCGGCTGTATGCGCGGCAGCAGTCGTGTTGTTCTGCGCTCTAACGCAATTAAGCAGCTGGTTTCCACTTATGTTTGCATAGTAAATGGTCTCTGAGTCAATGTTAATAAACCCAGTAGAGGCAACCTGAGATGCGTCACTAATTGTGATTGTTGTGTCCGCAGACGTAATAGTCGTGGACAGCGTTGCCGTTGTTTTGTTTACATTCCCTGACTGGCGGTTAATCCATACTTGGATAGGGCGACCAGTAGCATTCTTGTTAGGGATAGTAGAGTAAGTTGACTCTGAAATACGGGTGATGTTCAAGTCAGATTGATTCTGATCCGTCCCAGTTCGGGTTACATGATCTAGCAAATCAATCGTATCTACAGGGAAAGGATAGGAGATCTGACCAGTGTTTAGAGGAATAATCCCCTGCTCAATAGTCCATAAGTTGATACCTCTGTTTGCCCATTCAATGGTCAAAAGATTGAGGGAACGACGTGCAGTACGCATGTCGTAACCAGTACGCAATTCTGATCCGCAACGCTCAAACGCCTCTTCGATTAAATCGGAAAGGTCTAGATTAAATGATGCGGTTCCAGAGGTATTAGCCATTACTCTTCTTCCGCTGGTACTTCTTCAGCAACAACTTCTTCAACTGCTGGCTCTTCCACCACAGGGGTTTCTTCAACCACGGGAGCCTCAACCACGGGGGCTGGTAGTTGACCTTCAACCTTAGCAACCAAAGCCTCTAGTTCAGCATCTTGCACGCCAAACATGGCTGTATAAGAAGCAGCTTTAGCACGAAGTGCGTCAACAATCATCTGATCTTCTGCGGGGGTTAGGGTAAGTTGTGACATGTGTTTCCTTTACTTCTTCAAACCTTTGAGAGTCTCGGCTAGACGGGCGCGTTGACCCATTTTGCCGGGGGCTTTGGCTGCTTTCTCCAACTTCGCGGATGGAATCGGCTTGCCTTTTTTCGCACCAAGAGCGGAGCGCAGAGCGCCGGGTTTCTTGATTGCGTTCTGTATCCATTTTTCAGCCATTATCTTCTCCTTGATTCAGCCAATTTTAAAGAGTCAATCTTTCCACCTTTAGCCTTTTTTGCTGTCTTGGCAGATTGAATAAATGCATCTTCAGTAGGGGCGCCCTTGCTTCCGGGCTTCCTCATCTTCTCATTAGAGCCGTGGGCTATCCTCTGCTGTTTTGCATGGATATTGGCATACAAACCAACCTTTCCGCCCTTGGCGTACTCAGTAAAGTCCGTATTGTCACGGCGTGCTTTACGTTTTCCATCTGGCATCTTAGATGGACTGATTGCACCCATGCCACGGCTAGACATCATTTTTTGCCTTTCATGTAGCCACCGCCACATGCAACGATAGTGCCACGGGTCTTGCCTTTAGTTGCAATACCGTCTGCACGGCTGGATGCAGTGGATCCACCTTTAGAAAACTTTATGGAGCCCATGCCCGTATATCCAGTCTCAGACTTGGTGCTCTTGAGTGGCAAAGGCTTGCGCTCCTCCCGCTCAGGCACCTTCATCTTATTCGTACCATAAAACGTACGTCCCTCTGCACGACGCTTTCCCTCAGCCTCGATCTCACGATCCTGTAGGCTTTGGTATTTCAGCGAAGGCTTAGGCATACGCGCGGCTAGGCGAGATGTTTCATCACCAGTATCAGTTACTTTTGGCGCAACAGATCTACTGGGTGAAGCAGACTCACCACGACGGGTTAAACCTTGTTGTTTATTCATGTAGTCACGCAAACTCAAACCTGATTTCTCAAGTTCTTCTTTGGTGACCATTTTTGGCTTAGCGCGTGAAACGTTTGCAGTTTCCTCGTCGCGCATCCCTTTTAAGATTTCTTCGCCGCGAGCTTCTGCTTGAGCATCATCATAGGCTTCTTTCATCCCATAATTGCTATCTTCGCTAGTGACGTATCCCTCATTAGCGTAACGTTTTACTTTGCTTTTTGCCATGATAGGCTCCTTAACACTTAGCCATTCCGCCTTTTTTCATGCCCTTGTTACCAGACATGACAATTTGCGTACCTTTGGTCTTGCCTTTAGATGCAACGCCATCGCGGCTAGGAGCGGCATGACGAACTTTGCCCATTGATGTACTGTTACCTACATCAACAGAACCGCCAGCAGCCATTTTTTTCATGCCGCCTTTTTTCATGCCCATCATCTCTTTTTTGTCCATTGCTTTGTCTTTAGCAGATGCTTCAAATTTAGCAAATGGGTTCATTTTCTTAGTAGCCATACTTCCACCTTTTTTAAAAAGTGCCTGCTCCCCATGATGGGTTTTAGGCTGGTTGATTGATTGTCTCTGAGGTTGTGTATCAGCACCACCCTTACTAAACTTCTTGCCTTTGTCGGCCTCACTGAAGTCGCGTCCCACGGATTGTGGGATCCCGACCTTTTTGGCAAACGCAGCATTGTGTGCCACGCCCTCCATCAAATTATGCTGTGCTTTACTCTTACTTGGCATCACTTCCCCGCAATAAGCTGGTCAATTTTTGCTTCAAGGCGATTAAAGCGTTGGTCAATGTGGTCAGTAATTCTTTGCACTTCTGCGTTAGTTGCGTAATCACGGGCAATCTCCTCGCGTGTTTTGTTGAGCAGGATTTGAACCCGCTTTAACTCATCCGACTTGTCTTTCCATACCCACATGAGTACAGCAGAAAAAGCGGACAAAACTGAATTCCATATGATCATTTCCATTAACAGAGCTTACCTTTGGTTTTGCCCTTTTGGGCTATACCGTCTGCCGCTTTAATGTATCCGCCCTCAGCGCAGTTCCACGCTCTAAGACTCTTGTTAATCCTAGAGTTCGGGTCGTTCGCTGTTTTTGCGGATGTCAACTTCTTTTTCATCCCACTCATGCGAGCGCAGAAAGAGTCGCGCCTTGAGCCGCCCTCTGGTTGAGGTGGTTTCAAGTCGTGCCCTTCTTTCTTCGCAGAGGCTCGCCCCTTGGCGTTCAAGCCGCCGTTGGGGTTCTTGCCTTCCTTGCGTTGCCATGCTGGTGTGGACATACATTAAGCCTGTGCTTCTTTCCAAGACAAACGAGCCAAGATAGTACCGCTTGTAGAACTTACCGCTTGGGCAACCACATACAAAATGTCAGGACCATCTGGATAGAAACCAGCCGCAGTGGTTGGTATAACATTTGATGTACCGCCACCAAGGATAGAGTTACCTAAGTCACGCACTTGAGACAAGTCCAAGTTAGACACAGTACCAGCCGCACAGTATGCCGCCGCTACAGACTCACCACCGAACACAGATACTGCGCCTGTAGTATTAACTGCAACTTGAGCCAGCGAAGAGGTAATACCGTTAGCTTGTTGAATTGGCGATTTGAAATCGTTACCAGTACCAACAAATGCGCCAGTGGAGTAACCATTCAAAATCAGGTTAATCAAGTAAGTGTTACCAGTGGTAACAATACCCAGCGAATCCAACTGCAACTGCATACGATTGATAATTTCTTTTGAACCTAGCAGACCTGTTTGTCCGTTGTCTACTGAAGGCCCAATACGAATCGCCAGCAAACACACCGGAGAAGTACTGCTGGTGGCAACGGCAGTAACCTGTCCATAGTTGAAAATCAACGACTTGTCGTCATCAAAACGTCCATCCATGATTACTGACGAACCCCAGTGTGATAGGGATGGAACAGTATCAGGAGAAGATAGCGCTACAGATACAGGTGCTGTTGCGCTGTAAGTGAATGCTGTAGCAGAACCGGCTCCACCTGATTGAACACGGGTCAAACCATACAAAATGCTACCGTCATTGCCAGTATATGCAATGTATTCAATCGCGCCAGTTTGACCAGCGGCTTGCACTTTTACAGTACCCGATGGTGGGAAACGTGAACAGTCAAGGATGTCGATTGAAGATACAACTACGTTTGAGTTTGTTACATGAGAAGCAGCAGTGGTGCCTCCAAAACCACGAGTGCAGCCAATCAAGTTAAGTCCTGAAATGCCTGTGTAATAGATCAGTTCACTATCAATTTTGACCACGCCGGTGTTGTTATACGTAGATACGTTTGTAACTGGAATAATCGTAACCGACGAATCAATAGCAGAACTCAAGTTGTAGTATCCGTTTGCCAAACTAGCTGTAATCACGGTAGTTGGAGCAAGACCATTGGACTCATAGTGCGCTGCCATGTTTCCAGAACGCATGTACGCTTCAAACTGTACGTTGTTATTCTGAATCTGCGTGACGTAGTTAATCTGTCCATTGGTTGCACGGAATCCATAACGAACCACGCCAGCGCCATACCAAGAATAGTCGATGTACCACATCTGCATACGGGTCAGGTCAAGCGTATAGCCTGATGGCCCTGTACCGTTACATGGGTCTTGCCATGAGGACTGAGGAAGACGTGTCTCCAAAGTCAATGACATCAACGCGCCAGCAATCGTTGTTCCGCGATATTCTGGGCTGATATACATTGAAGTGTCACTTGCCACACTTACCACACGATAAGATTGCCCACGGATAACAACAAAAGCACCGGGCGCGCATTGTGTGCTGAACTGCGTTCCTGTACCTGTCACTGCAGAAGAACCCTGAGTTACAGACACAGTGCCATTGGCTTGGTTAATTGAGTTACGAAGCACGGCATACAAGGTCTGCCCGTCATACTCAAAGAACATACCGTTTTGTTGGTCAAATAAGCCTACGCGATTAGCAGAACCATACCAACTCAATGGGCTGACACGAATCATTTGACCTGTAGCGGTTGTATTAGCGCCAACAGATACTTGGGTTGTGTAAGTAAATGTGGTTGTGCTGGGTACTGTAGCAACAGTAAAGTTGCCGTTATACACGCCTTGGTCAGCACCAAATACTTGAATCTTTGCGCCAACAGTTAAGTTGTGCTGATAGCGTGAAGTTACTGTTGCAGTGGTAGTAGAACCAGTAATGCTGGTAACAAACAACGCTGGCTTTAAAGATGAACCAGTAGAGAACTGAATACCTTTACCAGACTGGTAACGGAAGTAACGACGAGTTTGACGAATCAACTGTTGGTCAGTAACCGCGCCGCCAGCGGAGAATGCTACGCCACCGTCAAATGTACGCGGCTCTACGAAACCAGATGGACGAGCATACAGAGTTACACCAGCACCAGCTGCTGCAGTAATGTTTGCGCCTGTTGGAGCGTTAACTACAGTAAAAGTAAAAGTGTTGGCAGTGGGAACTGTTGCAACCACCCAAGCACCATTAGGTGGATTGCTAGATGCAGTCGTACCTTGAACATAAATATAAGAACCAGCAGACAAACCGTGTGGGTTTGTTGTTGTTCCAGTAACAGTAGTAGTGGAATTGGTGAACGCTGCGCCAGAACCCGTACCTACTTGAATACCGCAACCGGAATAAAAATATCCAATATACGCATAAGTCAAAGCTGGGTTGTATTGGTTAGCCGATGGGACAGAAGTTCCGGTGGCAATTTGGCAAACAATGTTTACACCAGCAGAAAAACTTGTAATAGTCCACCAGCCGTTAGCGGCGGGAGAATTTGAATTCTGAATAAAAATTGGTACACCAGCGGCTGCGCCAGTAGTGTTGCTGGTCAATATGGTCAATGTGGGGTTTGAACCATCGCCAGCAATGCTGGTAATTCCGGGAATTGGTTGTTGACCAATGTAGTACACGCTTTGGCGGTTGTTTTGCAACCCAATAGATTCCCACTTTGTAGGCTGTGTGCCGTATTCAAAGTCGGTATCAATCAACGCTTGAGGCGTTGACATACGCATCTTGCCTACTGGGTCTTGATTACCCGGCGCAGGTGCGAAATATGGGACACGCGCCCCAGAATTAGAAGTACCCTGTATGGGTAAAGATTTGTTCGTTCCCGAATCAACGACGGTCCATCCACCTGACATATATAACTCCTTAAATCCAAAGAAGGGGGCATAAAGCCCCCGTTACTCAATTAGTCGAAGTTACCGTATGGGTAAGTTGTCTGAGTTCCAATGTTTGGATCGGGTTGTGTGTAACGCACAATGATGTTGTACTTACCAGCAGTAAAAGGAGCTGCGCCATCAGCACCGGATACGTTTGTAGCCAGAGTTACAACAACTTGCGAAATCAAAGAACCATTGGGGTCTGTGTTAGCGCCTGTTGGGTTGGTAATGTCACCAGTCGTACCAGCCAACATGTTAGCCAACTGAGTAGTCGTATATTGGTTTTGTTTGTTGGTTGTGATGGAAATTTGACGACCAGCGGTAAATGTTGTGCTAGATGTGCCAAGGGTGGCATATCGTGCTGTACCAGCAGAAGCAGTAAAGCCATTGCTCACCAAAACTTCCATACCGGTAACAGTACCAGTGGTTAGAGTCTGGAGTTCGACAACATCAACCAAAACATCACGGATGATGGAGCCGTAGGGCAAATACATAACGCCACCACGATACAGGATGGTTCCTGTGTCGGCAGTGATTGTTGCTGCTGTAGGGGGAGATGCGGTAGCAGAAGGTGTATACACCACTGCGTTGGTGTTGGGAATACCGTTAGAGCCAACAAACTGACCAGAAGAACCAGAGTAACCGGCAGTTGCGTTGGTTACGTTAGCAAAACTCAAATATAGAGATTGAACGCTCTCAACGTAACCTACGTTACGAAGTGGGCCAAAACGGTTGTTGCCCTGTAGGATCGGGCCTTCAAATGTGGAACGTGCCATGACAATAGTCCTTATGCAAAAGAGCTCTTACCGATCGTTGCATCGTCTGCTGGGGCAGTGGTGGTAAAAGCGAATCACCCAGATGTGTGGAATATACACTAAAAAATAAAAAAAGGGGGCTTTTAACCCCCTTTCTTTTTAGTATGAACCAGATGAGCCGAAAACGCCCAAAGGATCAGACCAGCCGAAGCTGTAACGCTCACGGGCCTTGTAACGCACGTTACCAGTATCGAAGTCGCCGTCCATGCTGTTTTGCAATGGTGTACGAACGAAATGCTTCAAACCGTTAGGTACGTCAGTTGTCAAGAACCAAGCATTGGTGTCAGTCAGATAGTGGTTAATTGTGTAACCTTCTGGAATGGCACCATTGTTTTTCAATGCGTTGATGTCGTTGTTGTTAGTTCCAACGCGGAGGCTGGTTTCTAACAGACGAGTCGCAACGAATTGCAATGCTGGTGGGATGATCAACTTCTTAGGCTTTGCAGCGATCAACAGACCACGCTCATCAGTCCAAGCGGCGATTTGAATAACGGCGGCTTCCAAAGAAGTCTCGTTCAAATCAGCTTGAGTAGCTGGGGTGTTGCTGTTAACGCCACCGTTGACCAAGGGGTGTGAAGTGCTAAACAAAGCAACGCCGTCACCGCCAGCATAAGCAGCGCTGAAACCGTTGTTCAATGTAGCAGCAGCCTTGATCTGCTTGGTGTAAGCCATAGCGCGAGCCAAACCTTTGGTGTAGCGGGCTGACAAAGAATCGTAGAGGTTATCTTCGATAGCTTCTTCAGTGATCGCAAAACCCAAGGCAATGGTTTCGTGGTTATAGCGAGTTGTCCATGCCTCTTGTGCATTGTCATAAGCGATGGCAGAACCTTCGTTTTTGACTGGTGCGGCAGAGAAGCCAGACAGTTTGGTCTCTTCTTCGAAAGAACGCTCAGATGTCTCTGTTTCGTAGATCTCTTTGTGCTCTTCGCCGTAGCGAGCGTACTCAAGACCGAACAATGCATTCAAGCCGGGAAGGAGTTCTTTAAGTAGTTGTGCGCGTGAAATAGCCATGATTTACTCCTTAGGCGGTAGAAGTACCAGTGGCGTTGTAATACTCATGGAAACCAAAGTTGATTTTCACCAAAACTTCGGGATACTGAGTAAACACCATAGTAGAACTTGCTGGAATCGCAGTACCCGTAGCAGCAGCGCCGCCAGCGTTTACCACACCGTATTGGGCATTAACCACAACTGAAGTCGCGTTAGCGGCAGCAGCAGTAGAAACCCAGTTGGCTGTACCTACGTATTGACCGTTAGCTGCCAAGAAACCAACTGCTGTACCCACTGGGAGTGCAGAGAAGTT